AACATCTGGTTCAGCCGCCCCGCCTGTGACTGATACGGCGACTGATACGGCGCGGGTTGCGAGTAACCCGGGTATGATCCAACCGCGTTGAGGGCGCTCGTAACACCTGCGGACGGAGTGTATGTGAACGCAGGAGGAGCCACCGGAGTGGCCTCTGGGGTCCCGCTCGACGTGTCGTACCCCATGTAACCTTGGTACTGGCTCAGGAAGTTCGCCATCGGGTCGGCAGCGGGCGCGGGAGCAGCAGGGGACGCGGGTGTGGACGCCCCACCTTCACCACCACCCCGATCACCAAAGAAGAACGCCATATTAAAAGGCGAAGGAGGTATGGCGGGCGCAGGCGCAGGTATGGCAGGCGCAGGCGCAGGTATGGCAGGCGCAGGCGCAGGTATGGCGGGCGCAGGCGCAGCGCCGCCTTTGCCACTGTTCGTAGCGGGCGCGGGCGCAGGCGCGGGCGGCGCGGGTCGCGGCCCCGCCGTCTCGTAACGGACTTCACCTCCGCCTTTGCCACTGTTCGTAGCGGGCGCGGGTCCCATACCCATAAACATCATGTCGGGGCGCAGGTCTTTGCTGCCAACAAACCCGTCTTTCGCGTCGTATCCACCGTATCCCATGTGTCTACCCTATTCCCCTAACACGGTGGACTATACCGTGAAACTGCCCAATCTGGCAATGTCAGTAATAGTCTGCCTTCCTGCGGTAGTCGAACGTGTCCTCCGGCTCGTCCGTGGGCAGGCGAATGAACCCACCCTGACGGAACCGCATCAACGCCATAACCGTGGAGTCGACCAAGTCGTCGTGCGAGCCATACGGGAACGACGCCACCTCCTCAATGACCTCCTCAGCCCACCGTTTCGGCGGTGCCCAGACCATCCCGGAGGCCAGAATGTCCGCAACAGAGTTCAGGCGGGCCAGCTTGTCCCCCGTGCCGCGGTGCGGTGTGTACTCCTGCAGCGGGATACCCATCCGGCGCAGCTCCTGATATATAGCCACCCCGGCACTCTTCTTCTCGACGATGAAGCTGTCCGGCTCCCACTCCTTCCAGTGCTCTAGGCACAGAGCCTTCAGCTCCGGAAAATCAAGGCGATCCTTGACAGAGTTCAAGAGGATCAGCCCGGGCTCGCCCGTCTCCTCGTTGTAGAACACCCCCCACGTCGTCAACGCAGTGAAATCGGCGCGATTATGCTTCTCGGCCGCGGCATCCAGAGACGATATGATATACTCGCAGGCGGGGGGTCGCTCCTTACCCCATGTGTTCCACCACTCTCTCTTTACTATAGAGGCCTCTTCGGACGTGGGGTTCTGCTGATACTGCGCGTTCCACTGGAACAAGGGCATCGACGCCTTGGTGCGATGCAGAGCGGGCAGGTCGAAGAACTCCGGCCAGAGCGCCTTCTCCGTCACCCGGCCCTTCTTATCCGTCACTTCCATGATAGCAGGAAGCTCGACTACTTCATATTGATCCGAACCCTCGTTCTGTACCATATCTCGTACAACGCGCCCGGTTAGGTCGTCCATGTGCCAGCGGGTCTGCACGACCGCTACGCGCCCCCCGGGCATCAGACGGGTGCGTGCGCCGAAGGTGAACCACTCGTAGGCCTTCTCGAACACCTCGAAGTTGCCGTTCAGCACATCCTGTTCCGAATGCGGGTCGTCGATCAACAGCAGGTCCGCACCGCGACCGGCCAAGGCCGAGCCAACGCCGCAGGCGAAGTATTCGCCGCCCGCGTTCGTGTTCCAGCGCCCCGCCGACTTACTGTCTGCCGCCAGTGTCACTGCGGGGAAAACCCTCCGAAAATCCTCAGACCCGATGAGGTTTCGCACCTTCCGGCCAAAGTCCACCGCAAGGTCCGTGGTATGCGACACCATCATGACCTTCTTGTTCGGGTTGCGACCCAAGAACCACGCAGGGTAATACACTGAGACGAGTTGTGACTTACCGTGTCGTGGAGGCATGTTCACGCAGATGCGGTCCTTGTCGCCGGCTTCGATCGCCATAAGCTGATCTGCGAGGATGCGGTGGTGTCGGCCCACCTTATAATCAGGCTGCATGGCTTTGCAGAACTCAATCAAGTCGTCCTGCACCGCCTTCTGGGCATTCCTGCGTTCCAGTTCCTCCAGCTGCTCGCTGATGGCCGTGATTTCCCGGTCCGACAGGTTGTCTAGGTTCTGAAGTAGCAGCTGAAGTTCAGCTTCGCTGAACCCGAGGTCGCTGACAGGCTCCGCGGTGTCCTTCATTCTTCGTCCCACGCATTGTCGAGAGCTAGGGTCGTCAAAGGAGCCGCGTCGATAACCTCTGCCTCTACGACGTCGTCCCCCACAAGCCGGGACAGCTTCTGCCGCAGGGAATCCCGCAGTTCATCCGAAGTCCGGTGCGTCACCGTAACCTCTCTGCGCTCTGCGAACAGACCGACATCGCCGATTTTCCCGAGTAATTCCAGTGCCTTGATCCGAATGCGCGGGTCGGGATTGTCCGTCTCCTCCAGAAGTCGGTTCGTAACATAGGTCCGCACCTGCTCGGCATCGTCCACGATCTTCGTGCTGAACAATTTGAGTTGCCGGTCAATGGCACGCAGGGCTGAGGGAGTCATAGTGCTTATCCGTTTCTCTGTCATGGCTTTCGTCGCCGCGTCTGGGTCTCGCGCGTAATGTAGCAGCACCGAGCTTGCCGTCTCGAAGTCCGCTGTCGTCAAGGCGACCGGTACGCCATGCGCAACCAGCAGTTCTACCGTCTTCGACGCCGCCGCCATGTGCTCGGGCAGCAGGTCCGTAGGAGGTGCACTGCCGTGCTTGAAGCTCAACCCGTCGGGCATCGGTACGTCTGACTCAGGCACAAGAGATAGTGTCATGCGCTGTACGATACCAACAAATATAGGGGTCTGACAATCCGGGACTCCTTGCACGGGAAGTGGGGGGTCAGCAGGGGGTGGGGGCACAAACTATGTGTATCCGATTAACATACCCCCGGGGGGTCGAATGTTCCAGTAATGTTCTGAAATGCGGCGGTGTGGGTGCGGAATAATATTACTACAGCAGCGAGCCGCCGCCTCGCAAAAGGGGGGATGCCCCCCGGTGGGGGTCCGGCCCGGGCCGTTATACGTGACGTATAACGCGCCGTGACGCGATATTAAACGACACGCTCCGGAACCAATCCATGGCAAAGCATGGCAAAACGTGTCAGGTATAGGTTATCGGCAGGGCAATCCCGCCAAGTCGAAAACATGTCAACCGAGAAAGGGACACGACATGACAAACGCAAACACAACCGCCGCCGCCAAGGCAACCGCAACCGCCGCCAAGGCAACCGCAACCGCAACCGCCAAGGCAACCGCAACCGCCGCCAAGGCAACCGCAACCAAGGCACGCAAGCCACGCGCAGAAAAGGTGCAGCAGACCCCCCCGGCCTTTTCCGTCAAGGATGCGGCACTTGCCGCAACGGACGGGCTTAGAGCGCAAGGCCGGATTGAAAGCGCGACTATCGCGCGTGAAAAAGCCGCGCTCGCATTCCGCGATCTTATCGTGGCAAGTGGCCTGACCACGAATGACTTTCGTGGCGCGACTCAAGATAAGTCACGCCCCGAGGGGAAGTATTGCCAAGCCTTGCGCGATGAGGTGGCGCTGACTTGGCTTAGCGCGGCCGAACTCAAGATTATCGCGACCGCAAACGATAAGTCGAACGGTTCCCCTCATCATAAGGCAAAAGCGAAGGTCAAAAATGCGGTCGATGCGTTTCTCAATCGCGTCGACCGCTTGGCGGCGGCCAAGGCCGAGGCCGAGGCCAATGGTGGCAAGGGCAAGGCCAGCCCGGGCGGCCGCAAAATCAAAACGATGACTGAGGTACTTACCGAGGGTTTCGGCACAATGTTGAAGCGCCTCGGTAACGATAAAAAATCGAAAGACCCCAGCGGGGCGAACCACGACGCGGTTCGCAAGGTTTTGGAGAAGGCGTTGAAAGACGCCTTGGCGGAAATGGCCAAGGAATAACACGAAGGGCGGCGCGAAAGCGCCGCCTTTTTTTGTGCCTTGCGTCCTGCGGGACGCTGCGTCACCAGTTACCCCAACAGCACGGGGCGCGTTATACGCACCGTATAACAGCACCGGGCCGACAGCGGTTCCGGCCCATCGACACAGTCCCACGCGTCACCAGTTACCGCAGCAGCACAGGGCACGAGGTCGGACAGCACACGGCATACGAGGTTGTTATACGGGCCGTATAACACGTTCGGCCGCGGCGTCACCAGTTTCCACAGCAGCACAGGGCACGAGGTCGGACAGCGCGCAGCGCGTGGCAGATGTTATACGCCACGTATAACACGTTCGGCCGCGGCATCACCAGTTCCCACAGCAGCACAGGGCGCTCTACAAGCTAGGCGCGAAGCCGGGTGAAAAATCTACAACTTGTGGGGGGTGCAAAGATTACGCTCAGAGCGTTGCGTCCAACACTACGTGTTGTAGCGAAAGCTACGTGTAGCGTAACCCGAATTGAAATTTTGTCAACCCCCTCCCTCACGAGTTGTAACAATTCTACCCAGAGATTGTTCCACAAATAATCCACAACGTGGATGCGTTATACGGCCCGTATAACATTGATTTTACGTAATGTTCCAGTCTACAACCATAGATCATTTGTTCCAATTGTTCCAGTAGCCTAAAAAGAGTGGAACAATATAACCCGTTGATATTAAAGGGAAAAACGGGTATTGTTCCAATGTTCCACAAATTCGAGAAATTGGTAAAAGGTTTGCCGGTTTTCGACTGACGGAATGCACCGCACCTTCGCCGACCCCCCAAAAAGCGTTTCCCCCCTAATAAAGAAAATTTAGGGAACAATTGGAACATTGGAACATTATACCTCTACTACTACTACTAACTATAAATTTATATATATATATCAGACACTTACACTTCCACCCCTGCGGGCTTGTATTGTTCCTATTCAAGAATTGGAATTGGAACAATTGGAACATTACGTAATATCAATGACTTAGCATTTTCGGTCCCGATCTCCCATGCAGACCGTGCCTCCAGCTGCGCCCACACGTCCCTCACTGCCTACCCATGCCAGTCGTTATACGCCCCGTATAACAGCTACCAATACTTACCAGAACTTCACATGAGATTCTCAACTGAGACATATTGACTCAAACCGTGTTATAACGTACTATACTACGTATAGTTTGTTTGTTCCCGGGTCTTGTTGACCCACGCTCTTTGACATCGTGATTGGCTGCGCCTGATGCAGCCCGGCCTAGCTAGGTGTTATACGCCCCGTATAACGCCGATGATGCAGAACCAACCGGCCATTGCCTGTGACGCGCGGCTACGAAAACACCGCAGCGTGGGCCGCTGTTATACGCCCTGTATAACAGCGTGCAGAAATCAAGAACCAGCAAGCCACTGTATTGGCATCAAGGGAGACGGGAGTTCCACCCTACAAAACTCGAAGCCCCACGCAGCTATCACACGCGACGGTACGTTGGTCCGACGGTATATCCGTCGGGCTATGCCACTTCATACCTAGCCCAGCCTGCACCCGAGAATGGTGCGGAAGCTGCCGCCGGTTGGTTCGACAAAACACATACGTCAGCATCCGCTGACGTGGGCGACAACAGCTAGGACACGCGGGCATCCGCGTGTCTCATGGTGCAGTCGCGCCACCGCATGGCCCGAGGGCCATCGCGCCACCGAAAAAAGGAGATACAGACACAGATGCACCAGCGATACAGATCAACCACGGTGGAGGAGTTCAAAAGCCTCCTTCAGGCAGGGGCAATTCGCCCCGCGTCTCTGGAAGATGTCCACGGGACGCACCACAGCCGGGGGCTGTACCGGCACCCCAACACGGGGCAATGGTACGTGGAAGTGTAACCGAAACCATCGCAACACGCTCCGTTATACGGGGCATATAACAAGGAGACTGAACATGCTTAGTACAACAACACAGAACCAGATCGACCAAGAATGGAACCGCAAGGCAGAAGCCTTCGTCACGCTGGCTGACCAGCTGCCCAGCTTGCAGTCTATCAAGGAAGCCTTTGCGTGGGAGGACAAGCACCCTGTCCACCCGACGACCGACGTGCGGAACGACGCGTTCCGCAACGCCATGAATGCAATCGGGCACAAGGCCCTGCCGTTCATGGATGCCAAGTATACCTACGTCAGCGACCTTGCGTGGGACGCCTCTGCCTGTGCCGACATGGAGAAGGGGGACACGCTGTTCCTCCTTATCCACGAGTGCGGCACGCGGTTGTTCACGCCGATAACGCAGGAGCCTGACCACGTTCAGCGCAAGCTGGAGGAGGTCATCGAACACGTCGATGTGTGCAGCACCCGCAAGGCTGTACTGCGCGTGGTGCGTGAGCACTTTGACACCTTCACGGTGTCGGTCGTTTACAACCGCATCTGATCGAAACCAGCGCCCCGTTATACGGGGCGTATAACATGAGAAAGGAGACCAGCAATGGCTGGAGAACGTATGACGCGTTACTTTTTGTTCGTGTGCACGCACTACTACCCCCGCGGCGGGATGGACGACTGCGAAGGCGTGTTCGACACGCTTGAGGCAGCCAAGGCTGCCGCAGTTGCCGCTGACGAACGCTACGTAGACGTCAGCATTGCCGAAATCGGCGAGAATGTGGTCGAGCACTGGATGCAGGAAGATGGCTGGGTCAGCAAGCCATTCGTGCGGGAGCAGGAGTAACACCATGGCTGGAGAACTTATGACCTTCGCAGCACTCCCACAGGGTGCGAAATTTTTCTTCAACGGCAACTGCTGCATCAAGCGCAGCAGCGCCACGGCCGAACTCGTTGACTACAAGCGTACCTTTTACTTCGGGAAGAAGGACGTGGTCACTGTCGGCTGGCCGGGAGATGACGAATGACACCACACTGTATAACGTGTGGTGACGAGTACCCTCACGCGCGCCGCGCGTTGGGGTACCAGACCTGCCTCGCCTGTGGCGAAGCGGCCGCGGCAACTGTCCGCGCTGGGTGGTGCGTTGCACCCGTGGCGCACAAACAGGGTGCCACACTCGTGACCAACAAGGCCGATCTCAAAGGCCTCAACAAGTACAGCGCCGACTAACGGCGCTGCAACCAACGCCCCGTTATACGGGGCATATAACATCTCAGGAGAGCTATCATGACTTTTACTTTCGATAACGCACCGGCACCGCAGGGTGCCACTCTTCAGTCCTCGACCATGCTGGTCGAACTGAGTATCTCGGTCTGGACTGCGCGCAAGCTGGACAAGCGCGCGTCCCGTGAATGTACGGACCGGGCGAATGCCGACAAGGGTATGGCCAACGTCCACAAGAAGCTGCTTGCCTGTGACGAGCTGACCGCCATCCAGAAGTTCGCGGCAAACGCGCGCACCTCGACGCACTATGCCATGACGCTGCCGTGGTCCGACAGCGGGCTGCGTATGCTGCCGACGTCGAATTATTTCGACTATCACAAGGCCATGACTGGCCTCCAGACCGAGTTCGATCGGCTGGTGCAGAAGTTCCTCGCCCGGTACGAGTGGCTCATCAACGAGACGCAGATCAAGCTGGGCGACATGTATAACCCGGCCGAGTACCCGTCGCTTGACAGGATGCAGGCCAAGTTCGGCTTTCGCCTCAACTACATCCCACTGCCGGAGGCAGGGGACTTCCGCGTGGATATTGGTAACCAGCAGGCCGAGGAGTTGCGGGATCAGTACGCCTCGTTTTACGAAGCGCAGCTGACCCGGGCGATGGGCAACCTGTGGTCCCGTACATACAAGACGCTGACCCACATGTCCGAGCGGCTGGACTACGCTGACCACGAACAGAAGAAGGTGTTCCATGACACGTTGGTGTCCAACGTGCTGGACCTGATCGACATGATGGAGACCATGAACATCACCAACGATCCGAACATGCAGCTGCAAAGCCGCCGCCTCAAGATGGCGATGCAGGGTATCTCACCGAACGCGTTGCGTGAGGACGAGGGCCTGCGCCGTGACACCAAGCGTGCGGTGGACGAGGCCCTCAAGGCCCTGCCGTCGCTCGACTTCTAATACAATACGTCAACCAGCGGGGCGTTATACGCCCCGTATAACAAACCAAATCAAACCAAACGGAGAACTACCATGACTAATTCTATGTATTACCTCGGCCTCGACCAGACCGCAAATCTCATCAAGGCCATTGGCCACAAGCGCACCGTGCTGGCGCAGGGTCACATGGGTACCGGCAAGTCCTCGCTGCTCAAGATGCTGGCCGAGATGCTGCCGACGCACACCCCCGTGTACTTCGACTGTACGACCAAGGACTTGGGTGACCTCATGTTGCCACGCATCGCCGAGGTGGATGCAGAGACACCGTATGTGTCGTATGCTCCGAACGAGGAGTTGGGTATCCACCACAACACCCCCGTGATCGTCATGCTTGACGAGTACGGCAAGGCTAACCCCGCTGTGAAGCAGGGCCTGACCGCCTTCATGTTGGAACGTCGGCTGGGTAACAACGCGTTGCACCCTGACAGCATCGTGTTCTGTACCACGAACCTCGGGGCCGAGGGTGTTGGTGACCTGCTTGTTGCACACCAGCGCAACCGCATCATCCCTGTCACGGTGCGGAAACCCAGCAACGTGGACTGGATCGAATGGGGCATCAACAACGGGATCGACCACAGCCTGTTGGGCTGGTGCCGTGATAACCCGCAGCTGTTCGCTGACTTCACCGAGATCAAAGACCCTGACGAGAACCCCTACGTCTTCCACCCACGTGCGCAGCGTGCTGCCTTCGTCACTCCTCGTTCGCTCGAATGCGCGTCTGACATCCTCAAGACGCGTGAGTTTCTTGACGACCAGACGGTGGTGGCCGGCCTGATCGGTGCCATCGGTGATCGTGCGGCGATGGACCTGATGGCCTTCGTCAAGCTGGCTGACCAGCTGCCCAGCTTGCAGTCTATCAAGGACGACCCGAAGAACGCTACCGTGCCGACCAGCGCCGCAGCTGTGTGTATGGTGGTGTATCGTACCATGGCGGCACTCGAACGTGACTGGCTCGACGCGTGGATGGACTACATGGTGCGGCTGCCCAAGGAGGCGCAGGGTATGTTCGCCAACGGCGTCCGCACCCCGAAGTATTCCAAGCAGTCCATGGTGATGACCAACACCAAGTTCACCAACTGGGCGATGCAGAACAGCTATCTCTACGCAGCTGACATCAAGTGAGGACACATGTCGAACGATGATCTGAAAACGACCCAGCTGATACTGGACCTCAAGGAGATGCTCCGCGTCTACGTAGACGGGAAGTCTCACAACGAAACTCGTGGCCAAGCTTTGGCCACGATACGCGAAGCAAATGAATGGCTATATGGAGAGAAGAAATGACGAAGTACAAGCGCAAAGAGGGCAAGCGAAACACGCGGTGGACCGACGAGGACCTCGACCTGTTGCGCACACTGGCTGCGCAGGGTGTGTCTAACTGGGACATCAGCAAGCGTCTCGACCGCTCGCCCGGTTCAGTCAGTGCGCAGCTGTACCTGATGCGTAAGCAGGACGAGGCTGACCGGTTCGTCGATGCCGTGATGGAGGACTATCACGAGGTGGAGGTCACGCCGAAACCGTCGCTGTGGCGGCGCATCATGAACATTATACGACGCGTATAACAGACAGGAGAACAACATGTTTATGGGAAAACTGACACCCGAGCAACGGGTGCAAAAAGCCGTGATCGACATCATGGCCAAGGATCGCTACGCCGCACTGGCTGGCATCCTGATGATCGGCGAGAAGCGGGTGGAGACTGACCCCGCCAAGTGTCCGACAGCATACACCGACGGTAAGAACGTGGTGTTCGGTGCCGAGTTCATGGATGGCATGACCGACGCAGAGTTGCGGTTCCTCGCTATCCACGAGGAGAAGCACAAGATGTATCGCCACCTGACAACGTGGGAGTGGATGTGGAAGGAGGACCAGCAGCTTGCCAACCAAGCGTGCGACCACGTCATCAACATTGAGACAGTGGACGAGAACCCCGACGGCTTCGCCACCATGACAGGCAAGCTGGCCGGGGGGTGCTGCGACTTCAAGTACCGTGGGTGGGATGCCGCGCAAGTATTCCACGACCTCAAGCGCAAGCGTGACGAGCAGGGCGGTGGCAGTGGCAGTGGCGACGGTGACTACGACGGCAGCTTCGACCAGCATGGCTGGGAAGAAGCGCAGGACATGACCGCCGAGGAGAAGCGCGAATTGTCCCGTGCCGTGGACGAGGCCATACGTCAGGGTGTCTTGCTTGCTGGCAAGGCCGGGTCCGGTGGCGACCGCAGCTTCGAGGAACTGTTGACCCCGCAGGTCAACTGGCGTGACGCGCTGCGTGAGTTTGTACAGAACACATGCGCTGGGGCTGACTACTCAACGTGGCGCAAGCCCAACCGTCGGTACATCGGGATGAACATCTACATGCCCTCCGGTGTCAGCGAGACAGTGGGCGAGATGGCCGTGCTGATCGACACGTCAGGTTCTACCTACGCACCGGGTGTGCTGCCCGCCTTCATGTCCGAGGCCAAGGCCATAGCCGAGACTGTCCGACCGGAGCGGGTGCACATCATTTACTGGGACACGGAGGTGTGTCAGGCTGAGGTGTACGAGCAGGACGAGTTGGACAAGATGATCTCCAGCACGCAGCCCAAGGGCGGTGGTGGCACCGACATCACCTGCGCCATCGACTACATGGCCGAACATAACATCAAGCCGCAA